TAACCACGCTTGGCGGTTTCATCGATCCACGCTTTTTGAACTACCCCAATCGGCCTATCAAAATTATGATTGTATAAAAGGGGCGCCGAATCGTTTAGCCGTTTAAGATCCCAATTTGCGGCTTTATGTTCCAGCACTTCTGGGCCAAAATATCTTGTCACTGGCTCTTCACTTGAAAAGGGAAATTCCAGCGTTCTATCTTCTTTTTCTACTTCTCTAACTTCTAAATTAAAGTCTCTTTGGACTAGATCTTTCTCGTAATCACGTTTCGTCATCTTCCTTAGGATCCGTAGTAGTTGTATCTACTTTAGATGCAGTTTCAGGCGACGTATTAACTTGATTGTCAAAAGACAAACCAAAACTTTCAGCCATAGAAATCTCATTTTTACGAGCGATTAGAAATTCTTCCAAATCAATACCCGACATTTCACTCAATATCTGCGACTGAGTTTTAAAACCTGCTTTTACTGCTAATTGGGCCGCTTGTGTTTCTTTCATGGGGTCTACCCATCCGTATCCTCTGAACATCCACCGCGCCATATGGTATCTACCCGTTTCTGTTTGATAATTACTTAATTGCAACGCACCGGATAAAACGGCAACTTCCAACCATTCTTTATAAACAATATCTAAGAATGACTCTCTTAATTGATATTGAAGCGCCTTAAACGCCTCTTGATCTTGCAACAAACTTAAACGCGAACTACTGTAATTAGTCTTTGAGTAGTCACGGGAAATCGTTTCATAACTGCACCCAATACCAGCAGCAAGAGCGCGAAGCATGGCAGCCAAGAAAGGTTCAAACTGTCCGCTTGAAGTATCAAGGTTAGGAACATGAACAGATTCCCCCGGTGCTAAATAGGCTACTTTGCCCGGAGATAGGTCAAAAACTCTTTCACCGTCTTCTACGTCGCTCCCTTCTAATTCACCTTCGGGGCTTTGTATCCACGCCATTTGTGCCGACGAAACACGCTTAGAAATAATTTCGCTTTGTTCGTAGCCTTCTAAATGGTGCATTCTTTGAATAGCGCTTGCCATCCAAGGAACCCCGCGAGTCTGTCCGGGTCTATCGAATTTACAAAGATGAATAATATCTTTTGCATTAATAAAAATATGTTTTTTCCCGTCGGTTGGTTGATTAACAAAAAAGGTATCTCCGGGGTGTCTAGTAAGTAGCGCGTATTTCTGAGGTCTTCCCCAATCATCCAAAAGCACACCCATCTTCCATTGCCAACCCTTTCTTTCTGCTTTTCCCTCGTAGTCCTCGTCGATCATATCCGCCTCTAACAATTGCAAAGCAAAAGGAACGGAACTATTGCCGAATTTTTGACCTCGAATAATTCTTATAAATACTTCGCCTGATTCCGCCCAATTAGAAACGGCAGCTCTACAAAGATCATTCCAACAAAGCTTTCCTGCTACGTCGCATGAATCAGCCTTGCCCCAATCTGCCCACGCCCTTTCTATTTGATCGTTAACACGTTGATTTAATTTTCCCCCGCGTTGCTGCCTGACTTGGGCCTGTAAACGCACGCCAGTTCCTACAACGTTATCGGTAATTGCCCTAATTGCATTTTTGCAATAATCAACATCACGAATTTGTTGCCTTGATCTATTACGCAACTTTTTCAGGCTGCCTTTTATATCGCTATCGGCTGAGTTAGTACTTGTGACCCAACCGCTAGTAAGACGAGATACTTCGGCCCCTGCATACTCTCTTTTTCTTCTTGGTTTTATTGCTCTTGGGTTTGGTTCCCATAAGGCCGACCAAGCGTTAATAATTCCCATCAGTTAAACCTCACATACATTGCGGCAGGATTACCAAGATTGTTAGCGATTAAGTCCGCTTTTTGTTCGCGCTTTAATTGATATTTCAAACGACTTTCTAAAGTCATCAAATCAGAAAGATCATATTTTTTAAGGCTTCTACCTGCTATTGAATATTCTTTAACAACACCGCCACTAACTAAAGTTCTTATTGCTGATTGAATCGCTTCCAAGTCCTGCTGTATCTGTGATTTCGCCTGTACGGCTCCGGGCGTTCCTGTATAGGCGAGGGCTTGTAAAACTTCTAACGCTCCACTCCCAACAATATATTTTTCTGACCCTTTACTAACTTCACAATTCCAAAACCAATCACCCGCGTCAAAACCTGCGCTATCTGTTGCGCTAATAGTAAATTCCCAACCTGTTCCGTAGGTTGAACCCGTCGCAGTGTGTCCCTCCGAAGCCGTATTAGTTCTTAAATAAAACTTCATTGCCCATGAATCGGTGCTTTGCAACGCATCACCAAAGGGGTCAACTTGGCTTGATTCTCTCCATTTAACAGTGCTTCCTGCACGTATCGAAGCTGGGATATTCACGCCGATACCTCACCAATGAGTGACATAACTTTTTTTAGCGGCCTTACTATTAGATTTTAGACGTTGTTTTTTAGACGAATTAACGGAATTTAAGAGCTTATTAGCGAAGATTTGGAAGAATTTACCGCGTGGGAAGCGTTGATAGAGATGATTAAGGGCCGCGTAGGCATAACAAGCACAATCCAACGCCTCAACGTTTTGATTCTTTTTCTGAACGTATTGCGTACCCCTACCGCTTTTCTTTAAAACCTTTTTTTCTCCTGTTAATTGTTTAAAATATTCTTCCGTTGTTTGCGCGTGAAAATGTAATTTATTATTAAACTTAAGCCTACTATACAACACATCCTTAATAGTGTCAGAACCAACCATATAAACAACAACACCGCCTTTAATTGGTTTACCTTTATAGTTCAAATCAACTCTTGAACCGCGCCCTATCGCTGGCTGTCCTGATTGACTACTTCCTTTAATTCCTATAACGCCCGACCCTTTTCTAGCTCTGCAATAATTGTAGACCGCATTTGTTGCGAGTCCGCCAGTATCTATCGCGCAACATTCAACTTTTAATTTGCCGCCGTTTGGATGATCCCATTCAGCCGTTAACAAAACATCTAACCCCTCCCAGACGGTCCCTTGGTTTGGATCGCCATAAATAACGTCATGTTGAATTAGATACATGTGTTCCTCTAAACCTATTCCCCACGTTGAAACCTCAATGCGTTCGTCTTTGGTTCCTCCTCCACCCTGTATGTCCACACCCTGAACCAACGCGACGACTTCATCGGGAATAGTCCCGGGTAAATATTTTTCGCACTTTTCCAACATTTCCTCCGCTGACAATTGCGATTGATATGACTCGTCAAAGGTTTCAGCTAATCGGGTATTAACAAAGGTCTTAAATAAAGGCGCGTCTTCTTTTGACCGTAGAAACTCTTCAACTAATTCGGGCCAACTTAGCCACCCCGCGGGGCTATATAAAGAACTCATTTGAAAACCTGCCGTCTTTCTTGTCATTGGTTTCTCTGCCCTCCACTCCCCTTGTCTAAGCATTGAGGTTTTATGTGATTCGTCGAATCTTTCCCCGCAATGTGAACATTCATATTTAGCCGTCGAGGCGTCGCGGTTTTCCCATTTCATTTGCGACCAAATAAGGGTTTGATATTTTCCACAACAAGGAGATTTAACAAAGAACTTGCGGCGGTCACTTGCTAGGTACTCTGATTCAACCCGGCTAAATTCTTTTAGAGTTGGTGTACTCGTCATCAATATTTTTTTACGGCTAAAAGTTGAAGTACGCTTAATTGCTAATTCGCATGGGTCGCCTTCACTTACCCCACCAGAGGTAGACGCATCAGACGGATATGAGTCGATCTCATCCATAAAGAGGTATCTGACTGGGGCGCTACGTAATCCGGCAGGCGAGTTACTTCCTGTACAAAGTAATATCCCATTTGGGAACTCTTTTATAAACATTGAATTGCTCGCGTCCCTTGATCTTTGCGGTGCAATCTTCGCTTTTATAACGGGCGTTTCTTCAAAGGCTGGCTCTAACCTTTGACGACTCATCCTCTTGACCATATCCAACGAGGCAGCAACACAAAGGATGGGGGCCGGGCAATGGTCGATTGTATAAAGCAAAAAGTTGATACCCATTTCTGTTTTCCCAAGTTGAGCGCCAAACATCACAACAACCCTTTCAACATCCGTATTTGTCACCGATAAACAATCCATAGGCATTTTTAAATAGGGAACTCTCGAAGTACGCCAAGGCCCCGGCTCGCTTGAGCCTTTACTAGAAAGTCGTCTGTGCTTATCGCTCCATTCGCTAACCGTCATTGGCGGCGGCGGAATAATGCCCTCTAGAAATCCTTTCTGAAATGGGTTCATGCAAACAACCCCGCTTGATATGCAACATTAGTAAGCCTTTTTTTTGATATAGCCATATATTCTTCACTCTGTTCAATTCCTATAAACTCCATGCCTTCTTCTAACGCTGCTTTGCCAGTTGTGCCGCTACCCATAAAAGGATCTAAAACAACACTCCCAACAGGACATACAAGCCTAATTAAATAACGCATTAAATCAATTGGTTTTACAGTCGGGTGATTATTTCCTTTTCCCCTATCGCTGTTTGATGCCTTTGCACAATAAAAAAGCCGAGCAACAGAGCCATATAAATCATCAACAGGAAAAAGATCTAAAACGTCTTTTGTTCCATCATGTATTAAATTTGCAGGCCATCGGCCTTCACTCCTAACAACTGATTCTTTTTTTAAATCAACAAATCTTCCTCCATCACATTTTTTAAACCTATTCGGATCACCTTCTAATTTACCCGGAACCCTACAATCATCAATTCTTAGCTTTTGTTTCTTTCCCCCCTTACGTGCCATGACGATAGGTTCGTGACTTGGCTTTAATTGCGTTTTGCCTTTAGGAAACCCCGACCCGTACACCCACATAATTTGATCACGTATTTCAAACCCTGCATCTTCTACATTGCATGCCATTCTGTGGTAAGTCCTGGCGCTACTAAAAGACAACAAATGACCACCTGGCTTTAATACCCTTAAACACTCTTTCCAAATATCAAGAGACGGCACCTCGTAATCCCATTTCTTACCCATAAATGACAACCCATAAGGCGGGTCTGTGATTATTGCGTCTACGTAGGCTGATTGGATTTCACCAAGTTTTTCTAAACAATCGCCGTTAAATAATTTACTCATGCTGCCTCTACAAAACTTTCTAAACAACTATGAATTTCTTTCCTCAATACCCCATCTATTGCCGTTGCATCCGTTTCACTAGCAAATAAATTACTAACCCGATCAGGTAACGTCAAAAACGCTTCACGAATACCAACCGCCAACTCAAAACTTTTCTTCTCTACTTCCTTTGCACTAATTAATTCTTTCTTTTGCTGCAACACCTGTATCCTTGCCAGCTCTGCCTTATAAAATTCGTTTTTCGCACGAGATACATTGAAATCCGGTATTTGATCGGCTGGCATTTCCTGAACTTGTTTCTTTAGTTCTTCTCTTGTCTGCGTAGGGATATTAACTTTATGCGCTATAGGTGTCGTTTTATCCCATAACTCCAATCCTAGATCTTTGTCAATAAACTTTTTCTTTCCTCTGTTGACAACTGCGCCCTCTAATTTTCCCATTTGCACAGCCTTAGAAATCCGTTGCCGCGACAAGCCTTTTACCTTTGCAAAGTCGGTAATACTTAAAAGCATTTAGTGATATGTCAACACCCACAGTATAGATAGTGTCAACTTGTCAACACCCCCCTAAATTTTGACGCTAAAAAAATTCCGAGCCTTCGGATGACCC